AATAAAAGTTGCTGCGGTTGTGTTTGTTACGTGGTCAGTTCCAAGTGCCATGATAAAATACCTTTAAAAAGTTTGGATTATTTAACCCTCCCTTCAGCATAGGCTCTGTCATACTCTTCAACACTAGCCATATACTTGCGAGGGTTGGTTCTCATTAAATTAACTAGATCAGTACGACGATAGATCTTACGAGAAACTGGTTCAGATGAACCGCCCCCACCAGTGCTGGCCGCCTTACGCTGTAGTTTACGATCCTTTTCATTCACTCCTTTTACTTTTTCAACTGTGCCTTTTAGCTCTTTCCAGTTTTCAAGTAATTCAAGTGCAGCGTCAAGATCGTATTTATCAGCCCTTTGTAAAAGCTCAGTCCTAACTTTAGATGCTTTGATCCACTCAACAAAGTTTTCATTTTGAATGGTGTCTCTATAGTCAGGATATTTGTTCTCAATCATCTTTAAAACTTCTGCTTGCTGTTGTTGTGCAAGCATCTGTTTCATTTGCTGGATTGTTTCGCTTTTCTCAAGTGTGCGGTTAACAGCCTCTTTGGGGTTCTCGTAGAAATCAAAATCTTCTTCTTGATCTTCTACTTCATTACCACCTTTAAACTCGTCTAGTTTTGTCTTGAGCAAGTCGTCTACGGCTCTACGAAGTTCACCAACCTCTGTACCTTGTCTGCCAAGTAACTTCTCAGCTTCTTGGTGCATACGTACAAGTTCTTCAACAGGCTTGTCTTTGTACTTATCGGGAAGTTCAAAAGACTCTTTCTGTTCTTCTTGTACTGATTGGTCTTGTTCTTCTACCTCTGCCACTAATTCCTGTTCTTTAGGGTTGTCAGTATCAGAAGGGTTTACAAGTTCTTCGTTTTCGCCTAGACTCAATTCTTGGTTATCAAGAGGATCAACTATTCTAGTCATTTAATGTATTTCTCCGTACTTTAAAAGTATTGTGAAGATTGTGGTTAGTTCTTTTTAGCGGCTCTTTCATGATCCCTAGCCCATTTCAAATTAACCGATGGAAAGGTATGATCTAGCTTAAAGGATGTTCCTGAGATTATCCGCTTACTGGTTGAACCACACTGAGTACAGGTTGATTCCTTTATTTCTGGATCAACGTATTGTTCCTCTGTGTGGCCTTTATCACAAGTGAAATCAAACAGACGTTTCATCGTTCAATCCCTCTCGTAAAAACTCATCGTAGCTATTGCCAATGGCTTCCTCCCATGACAATAGTCTATGCAGGACATTAAGCTGTCCTTGTGCTAGGTGTAAATCCTTAGAGTCATTAAGACTTAGGATATGAATGGAGTCAGCAGTGTCTTGTAAATCTTCCTTTAACTGCTTCCAACCTTCTTGTTGAAATAAGTCCATGTAGTTTTCGTAGTATTTCTCAATACTCATTGGCTACTCTCATATTATAACACAAATGAATGGATATGTCAAGCAGTATAACTACTAGTTATTACCAGCCTGACGCATTTGCATCTCCACCATGTTTTCCTTAACGTTAATTTCCTTTTCTTTTAATTGTAACTTGGCGTATTCCACCAATTTCTTAAACTCATCCACTGGCATGTTCTTAGACATAGCAGCAATACGACGAGTTTCTTCTTCAATTGGCAGCAACTGAGTCTCAACATTGTTCTGTTGTACACGACTAACAACCTCAGCAGTTTGTGCTTTAATATTCTCAAGCTGTGCCATAGCAGATTCCATCTGCATTTGAGTTTGTACTTGTTGCAACTGTTGTGATTGTGGATTAGGCTGTGCTGCTTGCTGAATTGCTGCAATGATTTCATCACGATTAGAAATAGCCATGTTATCAACAACAGCAGTAACAAGCAGATTATAAACAGGAGATTCCTGTGGCATGGTTTGCAACAACTGAACAAGTTGTGTAGTCTCATACTCACGAGCAATGATGCCAAGAGTACTGGTTGCTACAAACTTGTAGTCTTTAACAGGATACAACTCAGGAACAAACTGCATATAACGACAAGCAGCTTTCTCAATAAACGGAATCAAGAAGTTCTCTTGGAAGTTAATCAAGGTGCGCTTATGACGCTTAATTATTGCTCCCAATCCCATTGAAATACCCGCTGCTGTTCCTTCTCCATTAATAGAAGCAGGAATTCCAGCAGAATCAATAGCACCAGTAGACTGTTGTACCATTGATTGTAGCTGTTGTGCTTGGCTAAAAGTCACCTTATCCAAAGAACCAAAATTAAATGGTTGTAGGATTTCAGCAGGGTTCCCGTTTGTAAGCAATGTTTTACCAGGACGTATATCCAACTTAGCACCACGAGGCATACGAGAAGCGTCAATAGCCATCATTGGGTGTACAGTCAATGCAAGAGCATCAACACGCGCACGAAGCTCTGTATCAAGGGCTTTCTGACTGTTGTAAGCCTTCTCACAAATGCCACGGCCCCAGAAACGAGAAGGTACGATATCCCAAGAGAATGCAACAACAGGACGATCACCCTTCATGTAGGGATTCTTTTCTACCTTAAGCAGTGTAGATCCATTAGCAATTACCAAAATAACTTCTGTGTAACTGCTTTCATCGTCTTCATCTGCAAGTTCTATTACTTCCTCTGTTTCGTCGCCATCTTGACTTAGTTCAACATTAATTGACTCTTTAAGAAGTTCTGTTGGTACAAGACCATAGTATTTGGTCAGTCGTACCATTCCATCTTCGTAAACAGGGTTTACTTTACTGGCATCTTCTAGGTCAGGATCAGACGGAGTACACTCAAAGTCTACGTCCATGTAGATACCAGAGTCTATGTTCATTCTAACCTGATGTTCTGGCACCATCTTATCAATTGCAACACCCAAAGCATCTTCAATACTAGTAGCAAGCGGATCAATCAAAAAGTTTTGTGGCATTACAGGATCAAGTTTTACAATAAACCTGTCTTTTTTCATAACACCAATGGCAGTCATTTGACCATCCATTGCTGGTTGTGTTGCTGGAGTAAGTTCTGTTGTCTCTTCCAGCATTAGTTCCCCAATACCAGTACCAAAGACAGCAGCGTTAATCAAACATTCAGCAACAGTGCTACGTGTCTTAGCAAAGCTCAGGTCTTCTGTTAGCTGTTTCTTAAGAAAACCTATATCACGAGGATCAGGATCTTGAAGATCATCACGAATATCAAAGAAATTACCACGGCCAAAGGTGGCTTCTTCAATCTCAGCAACGGATGATTCTACTGCTTGCTGTGTAGCGGGCGAAATAAGACGAGAACGCTCTGACATACGCATAGAATCACTTGCATCCCAGATTCCACGCCAAATCCTGTAGTATTCGTCAAAACGCCCTGAATAGTTTGACTCAAAATGGTCACGCCACCCATCACATTTGTTCATTACCCATGCTTCTAGGGTGTCTGTTGTGCCGTAGTCTTTACTCATTATTTAGTATCCTGCTATCTCGTCAAATACTTCGTAGTTGTCTTGCTCAAAATCATACGAATATGCAATTTTTGCAAGTTGGTCTATGTATGCCAATGAATCAATCAAGTCATCGTGAACTAATGGGTTAGGGAATTGAAACAACTGGTCAAGAAACTCTATATTCCAGTCTCCTTCCTCTATCACAATACGTTCATGTTCAAACCTACCTTGCAGTGCAGCAACAATACGATCTGTTTTCTTCTTATTACCATGTGTTAGTTCTTCAATACGAAAGAACTTATTACGTCTTTTCATTAAGTCGGTTAAGGGTGACATGATTGCCTGTCTTGCTATCCCTTTCTCAATCCCAACTGATACAGCATCGTATTTCTCTACAGCATTGAATATCTGTTCTGCTGTTTTATCAAAAGTCCATCTGCCATAGACTATCTCTTTTACGTACCAACCATCCTGGTTTGCCTTGACGATTGATATTGCTGTGTTATCCAGTTTGGATTTCCTGCTTCTTTTGGTTCCATCATCAAAACCAGCAAGGTCAACAGCAATGTAGTATTCACCATCATCAGGTTCTTCTGTATCAATTTTGATCCACTCTTCCTTAAAAATATTAGAACCTTGTGCCTCAAACGAAGCCAAGAACTCTTGACGAAAAGCAAAGGAGGACATTGTTTTCTTTGCTGTGTCTATCTCCTCTGGATCAAGCATTGGGTTATCATACGAAGTAAAATGCCAACCTTGATACGTATCGTCTATTCCACTTGAAGCTAATTGATGCAGATCATAAAAGTGGTTACGACCCATTGGTGTACCAATAAACATAGCTGAACCCTTCTGGTCAGCCAGTGCAGGTCTTAGGATTTGTTCCCAGACGCTTGGTTTCATATCTGCATATTCATCCATGACCAAGAACTTCAATGACACACCACGCATTGTCTCTGGTCTGTCTGCCCCTTTTAACGAAATAGTAGCCCCGTTAATTAGGGTTATCTGTAGGTTGTTAATGTGACTACTCCTAACAACAGGATGTCCTACCTCAAGCAAGGCTTGCCACATAATGTCCCTAGCCTGTCCCTGTGTAGGAGCAACATAGAACACATGACCAGACTTAACCTGCAAGGCATAGAAGATAAGCTGATAAGCAGCCAGTCTGGATTTACCAGTCCTTCGTCCAGCAGCTACAACTTTAAACCTTGCTTTGCTGTCCCAGACTTCTTGTTGCCAGGGTAGTAGCTTGATGTTTAGGTCGGTACTCAAAACCTAATAAGCCCAAACAACAGGGGTTGTTTTACGAAGATCAACGTGAATAAAAG